CCATCCTGTTATTTCTTCAATAATCATTTTCACAAGTGCGACTATTACCAATACTGACATAAGTATCAACGCCATAATCGGAAGCACAAAAAATATTGCCGCAACCCACATTAGTACATCAGCCATTCTGATCACCTTCCTTTCCGTCCATCCGTGCGCCGCAGTTCGGGCAGAAATCATAATATGGAGTACGATGTAATATTTTCCTGCCACACTCACTGCACATATCCCAAAATGAAAGTTCGCCTTCCACCATTTTCCACCGCCCATGCCTTACCGGGGCGGCATCCACTCGCTCGACATCATTAAATTCATCCCACATCTCAGCGCAGTAGTTGTCCGGGCAAAGCGGTCCGGGATGACAGGTTTCCCGACACAGCACTTTGATTACATCCTCGATGCGGATAAGCGCATCAGGATTTCTTGTCTTGCTCATTGTCACCGTCCTTCCCGCACCCGCCGTTTGACTTACACCCATTCGGCGGCAGATAGTCACTGCATCCGATGCACGGATTCCCAAGATAACAGTTCTGACAATCCTTGCACCCGATTTCTTCGCAGATATCACACTGTGTCATTCTGTTCACCGTCCTTCCTCACACCATAACTGCAATAACCCTTGCACCGCATCTTTCCCGAAACGGCACACCATCCCCATACATCATCATCCGGGCGAAATCGGATGCAGTCCTTGCACCTCACAACCGGGACAGCATCCACGCTCTCCACCCTTCCGAGCGCTTCTCTCAGCGCCGCATGCTGAGTGTCCGTGCTGTGGTGGTAGTAGTCGGTCAGCACGGCGTATGCCGCATCTGTGTCAATCCATCTGCCCATTGTCCACCTCTTTCGGTTCCCAATTGCTCGGTGCGGCGAACCCCGTCACGCACTGACTGCACGGGTATACGCTCGGCATCCTGTCCGCATGGCGGCAGTTAACGCAGTCAGGCTTTTCGCCGTCATCCCGCAACGCTTCAACCGCCATCCGACACGCTTCGGCAAGCCGTGTCTTCGGACCGAGTTCAGCCGCACGGGTCAGTTCCGATATAGCTTCCTGTTTCGTCATTCCGTATCACCTCCCAAAGCGAACCCAACACAGAACCCTGCGAGCATCCCGAGGGACAGCCCCACGAGGAAGCCGATAACGCTGCCGGTCATACAATCACTCCTCTCCGATAAACTGAAATAAATCCATCTGCCCGGGTATCTGTTCTTCTTCCAGCATCCTTTTCTGCTTGTACTCGGTGTACTTTCGCCGGTATTCGTAAGACTTCCCGAAGATATTCCAGGCGGCCTTGACGACATTCGGCTCATAAGGCTTGATAATCTCCAAATCGTCCACGGCCCTGTAACTGATCGGGCAGCCACAGCAGCCGGTTCGCTTCAGGCCATATACCTCGTAAGCGTCTGAATAGCGAATATCCCGGAAGTCCTTCCAGTATGCCTTGTCTTTGTCGCTGACATAATAAAGCGGTCTGAACCGGTACTTACCGTCCCCGGTCTCTGTGAAGCACAAGGCCGTGTTGTCCTTCCGTGGAACTGACCTCATGCCACCCTCATCCCGGCGCTCCCCGGTGATTATCATCTCGTAATACTTTTGAACGCGATGTGCGATCTTTTTTTTGCAGTAGTCGCAGCATTTTGCGCTTATCTGGAAATCCGGCGGATACTCCGCAATGAAGTCCCGCATGTATTTCGAGCTGTTGATTACGAGCTGAATATTCGGGCGTGGCTCCCCGGATCCGTTGCAACAGCAAAGGAAATTGATAAGCGATTCACAGTGCGGATACCTCTCCGACAGCTCCCGACGCTTTGCGTGCTTATCCTCTGCGGCCTCGTATTCGTCCGCGATCGTGAGCGGAACGCCTTTCTTTTGCCATTCAGATAAACCGCCGGACATAATCTTCGAGACGAACGGAACGCCATACCGGCGTACAGCCTGAACAATGTTAACATCTGGCCGGACTTCCATGATTTCGACGCCGTACTTTTCGGCGGTCGCCTTGACATGGTCTTTCGTGGCCTTCATCTCGAGGCCGGTGTTGAAAAACACATACTGAACCGGCGGAAGGCTCGGAAGGATTTCCCGGGCATATTCGATGATGTCAATCAGGATGTCACTGTCTGAGCCGCCCGAGTATGAACAAATAGCATTCGGATGCTCCCGGAGGTGCGTCATGATGATTCCGACAATAGCCTGCATCTTCTCTGGCGAATCATAATCCGCATACGCCGGACGGTCTGTATAAACTCTGCTTCTGTATTCCATCTTAGTCATCGTTATCCTCCGTATCCAGTCCGAGTGCAAAACCGACCGCGAATCCTGCAACGAATCCGAGGGTCATGCCGATAACCGTCCCGATCACTCCGCTCATTCTTCCTTCCCCTCCGTTACTTCTAGATATACCCCCATCGCATTCGTGAAGGCGTCCCAGGCCTTTCGTTTGTCATCAGACGGAAGTTTGTCCGTCAGCATGGCAAAAGTCTGGAACATTGCCGCCAGCTTGTTCAAGTGTTCCCGTCTTGTCATGTTTCCTCCGGTGGATTCATGTGCTTGCTGAAATCCAGCTCGTCTGCCATAGCCTTCATCATCGGCAGCAGACAAGGAAGTGCGATTCCATTTCCCCACATCTTGTACTCCTGCGAGTCAGTGTGAGGGATGTCTGCCGCCCAATCAGGCGGGAATCCCTGGAGCCTAGCACACTCTGTTGGAGTCAGTCTCCGAGCGGCGTAAACACTATGTTCGGATCCTTCCAGTCTCTCGCCCTGATCGCCGGTGACTTCCCCATGATCAGCACATAATTCTTCTCTGTGGTCATCGCCCATACTCTCTCTCTCTCTCTCTGCGGCTCAGTTATCAGCATATCGGAGTACGCATCCTGTCCGCAGTAACTCCCCGGATGGCTATTTGCCATCAGAGGGCCTGTTGTCTTTTGGTAACTCATAGATCACTCCATGCACTTCTGTAGTATTGAGGGTATACATTTTCTTCCCGTCATTTATACCCCCCCTCGGTGGGAAGGACGAGATCCGTTCCCTTCAATAGCCGCCAGGACTACCACTCCCCCCTGGTAGCAAGAGGGATTCCCACCGCTGACATCAATCGTCCTTGCCGTTTCTGTTTCATATCCTGCTGTCGGTTTATCAGACATCATTCCCTTGCTGTTCTGTGACGGCAGAGAAAAGCATCTATGTCTTTTCATGCTTCACCAGTACCGCCTGTGGCTGTTTATAGTCTCTGCTTGCCAGCGTGTTCGCCTTTTCGTGCCATACATAGGTCTGCCCCATCTTTTCATCTATGGAGTAGCACCCCCCCTCACGGGAGTGAACAGGTACTGGTCATTGTTACATGACAGCGTTGCTGACTTGTTCGTCTGTATCAACGGTCCTTTGCCCCCCCCATCGCACCCGGAGCGGATCTTCAGCGTATAACAGGGATAATCTTCCCCTGAAGCACCTGCTAAAGTCTTTTCCATCTGCAACCACCAGCCGTCTTTCTCGTTTTGGACAGTACCTTGCAAATATTTTGCATTTGTATTCCTGTACTTTTTGACGCAGCTCTTATTCCGGCAAACACGGTTTCTTTGCCGCCAGGTCCTATCATTACCACCTTTTGGCTCATTTTTGTGCTTACCTTTTCGTTTCGCTTTCCGTAATTGTTGTTGTAAGAATAGCTGCACCATTCCAAATTGTCGGAAGCGTTATTCTGCTTGTTTTCATCTATGTGGTTTACGGTCGGATAGTTTCCCGTATTCTCAACAAAAGCCATAGCGACCAGTCTGTGAACAAGATAATTTTTTACTTTCCCATTTTTTGTTAAGCGAACGCCCATGTATCCCTTCTGCGTTTTGTATGGATTTAAAAGTCTTGTTCTATTCTTGATGCGGCCTTTGTTTGAAACGTAATAGCAACCCTCATACCCTTTTATATCTTTCCACTCTTCAGGCATGGTATGATTTTCCCTTGGGATACTTGTTGCTCTTGAATCCACTTGTAATCTGTCGCGCATAAAGCTCCTACTTTGTTCCATGAAGGGCAGGGCTTACACCCCCCCTCAGATTCAGACCACAATCACTGGTGGATCTTTGTAGTCCGTTGCTTGCAGCGTGTTGCACTTGTCTATCTTCGTAAATCGGCATAGATGTCCTGCCTTATCTGTCATCCAATACCCCCCCCTCACGAGAGGACTATCGCCGTGTAATCCGTCACCCTGTCCTGATGCCCCCCCACGATGGTACAGGTCTTCAGACCGTCCCCGTTGCCCCTTGCATCCCATGTGAGAGGGCTTGTCAGTTTTTTTCGGTTACGCTGTCCATTCCTTCTTCAGCTCTTCGTACTTCTCCTCGGACAATCCTGCCTGCCGTATCAATGCGGTCAGCAAGACTTCGGGAAGTGTCTTTGAACGCTTCAGCGATCTCCGAATAATGCCAAGACAGGCCCTCTCGCTCAAGAAGTATTTCTCCGGCACTGTGACCTCCAAGATCTGCGACAAGAAAGATTCTTCTGCGTCTCTGGGGGACTCCGTAGAATTGAGCGTCCATTGTTCTCCAGGCAATCTGTCCTCTTTCAAGATCGACCACTCCGGAGTAACTCCATCCTTTCGGAGGGACAGGTATAACGGCATCTTCCTCGACCATCCGCGCCACTGATTCGATGACGATTCGGAAGTCTTCTCCGTTGTTTGAACTGAAGGCTCCGGGGACGTTTTCCCAACACCAGAATCTCGGTCTAAGAAGTCGAAAATCGTCATCTGTCCATCCACTGTGCAACCGTCTTTGAGCATCTCTCATCTCCTTGCATATTCTTATTGCCTGATCGAACAGGCCACTTCGTTCACCGTCAAGGCCGGCGCGTTTTCCTGCGACCGAAAGGTCCTGGCACGGGGAAGAGTTTGTCATGATATCGACCACAGGAATGTCCGCTCCGCTGATCTTTGATACATCCCCAAGCTGGATGGCATCAGGGAATCTTGCGGCTTCTACCGCCACAGGGAACGGTTCGATCTCCGCTTCCCACAGGGTCCTGATACCGCATATCTGTGCGGCAAGCTCCCATGTGCCAGAACCGCTGAAAAGATTGCCATGAGTTATTTCCACTTCCAGTCCTCCTGCTCCTTATAGACACCGACAACATCATGCACCGTATACTCTTGCCTGACCTGCTCGACTGCGTCCCGTGCGGACTCCGCCGCTACCACAACCCACAGCGCAAAAGACCTTTCCGTCTGGTGGAAGCATACAGCATACTTAGTCATGATCACCTCCATACTCACACTTCACGCCGTATTTCTCATACACGTTATCCATGTACTTTTTCAGCGTGAAATCCTTGTCCTCAAATACCCTGTCGAGCTCATCCTGAAGGTATGCCATATAATTCGACAGCCTGCAGCGGTAGTCCTTCTCCGTGCCGTCCAGACCGCGCCAGCCGATGTCGCGGCAGAGTACCGTCACCGAGACAGCCATCGTCATGGCAAGGACGAACTTCGTGTCTTCTACGCGCGCCGTCTGAGCCTCTGAGCGCAGTTCTGCGGTCGTCTGGGTGTTCAGCTTATCAAGATATGCCATTGTTTCTTTCACGCCCGCCTGAGTCACCCTGCGAGCCATAGCGCGCTTAATCTGCTTCCTCAGACTCATCCGCTCACCATCCTTTCATAGCTGTGCATCCTTGCGAGGTAATCCGAGCCGCTGTACTTCCACCGCCTGTCTTTGTGCGGACTCTGGTCATTCACTCCCGGAATCATGCGCGGGAGGATATCCACGTTGAACTCCCTCCGCGCCCTTGCGACCTGCTCCGGCGTGGGCTTCGGTTTCGGCTTTGCCACGGTCAACACCTTGCGCGGGCGCTTCTCCTCCACCTTCCCGGCCTTGATGCCGTACCGCGCCATATACCGGTCAAGGGTGGTATAGGTGATGCCAAAGTGCCTCGCACCCTCGCTCCGGGTGTGGTCGGCCATGTACGCCCTGACATCCTCGGGATCGCGCTTGGTGCGCTTCTTCGCGCAGGCCGCGCACATCTTCGTCTTGCCGTGCGTCAGCTCAGATGCATCAATTATTTTCTCCCTGCCGCAGTCGCACCGGCAAAGCAGTTGCAGGCCGTGGCGCTTTGGGTTGATTGCCTCGCTGATGACCGTCCAGTGACCGTAGTGCTTCCCGATCAGGTCGGATATTGAGCGCTTACGCATGATGGGCCTCCTTTGCATTGATTCTCTCCGACAACTCGGCCGCGAAAAACTCCATGATGTGGATCGCGTGCGGCGGCATACCTTCCAGCGGCGTACCGGCCTCGCGCATCATCTGCTGGAGACCGGGAATGTCGCCCGGATCCGGCGTGTTGTCCTTGTACTTTGCCCAGAATTGCTGAGCGCGTTTCAAAAGTTCGTGAACCTGTTCGTTCGTCAAAAATCCACCTCCCCATCTGCGAACGGGTTGGACTTGTCCTTCTCCCATCCGAGCCGCCAACTCCAATCATGCATTTCGCTGATGCGCTTCGAGCGTTCATCGAAGACAAGTCGGATTCCGTGGCGGTCGGTGCGACCGGTCAAGCGGTTCTTAGTAATCTGCAGCAGCCGGTCTTGCGTATCTTCGTCTTCGTCCTCTCCCTTCGGCCTTGCGTACCGCATGACCACATCAGCCAGGTTCGTGATATTACTGGAACCGGCGACATCATCATTCTCGAAGCTATAGCCGTTTGTTTTCCGAGGATGCGCGATGAGGAAGATAATCGTATTTGTCCTCTTTGCGATGTTGGCCAACTTCTTCACGAATTCCGTCTGCTGACGGTAGATGTCGCTCGTGATGTCGTCAGAGATTGCCGTCATAAGGTTGTCAATGAACACGATGGAGCAGCCATATTGCCGGATGGCTTTCTCGATGGTCGGAATCAATCCCTCACGGTCTTCTCTCAGGACGGAGCTGTTGTCGTAGAGGTAAAACTTTCCCCGATACCATTCCGCGATATTCGGATAGATGTTTCCGTCAATGCTGTACGCTTCATGCCCGAACGTATTCCGCATGGTGTTGATGTACTCCGGCCCGGCTATCTGGTAATCAATCCACGCCCGGAAGTACCAGTCCATGAGTTCGCCAGAATAGAAAAATACGCTGTGCCCGGCGCGAATCCCGAACGTGGCAAACTGAGAGGCAAGCGTTGATTTACCTTCTCCGCGCTCGCCGGTAATAACCACGAGCTGACCGAAGTAAAACCCTCCGAGGACTTCATCCACGGCACTCATGCCGGAGCTGAATTTCTTCATGGTGCTGAGGTCGACCCGCTCCACGTCCGCAAGCTGTTTGATTTCGGCGACCTCGACCGGCACGGCGTTGTTGATGGCGTCCCGGATCGCGTCCTTGCCGAACTTCCGCAGTATGTCATTTGCGTCCTTACAGCCCCGGTAGTCCTCCGGGCGGACATGCTTCACGGTTCCGTTAAACCGCACCCGCATTTCATCCAGAAGCGTGATTTCGTCCCGCTCATGGTCGCCGAAAATAATCAGCGTTTCGAACTGGTTGAGAAAGTCCCAGCAGTACGGCACCCAAGTAAACCCGTTTTTACCGGTAGGAACCGAGACAGCGTTCTCAAATCCGGCTTCCGTGACGCTAAGGCTATCTATCTGTCCTTCCGTCATAATCAGCGTCTTTTTGTCCGGATTACAGTGATCCATACCGAACAGGATCGGCATGCAGTTCGCCTCGCACCATTCCTTCGAGCCGTTGCCGGGCGTGAACTCCGTGTTCCGATACTTCACGAACCGGAGGATTCCGTCCGCATCATAGAACGGGAAGACAAGAATGCTGTCGTTCGCCTTCTGGGTCGTGATTCCGTAGGATTCCGTCACAGCCTGGCTGATTCCGCGCGTCCGCATATACTCGACCGCCGGGCTCGTGGTCTCTGCCCTCTGCTTCCGGTGGATGCTGCGGAAGTGCTTATATCCATCTCCGTAATAGGCATCTGCTTCCGTCCCCAGAGAGAAGTTGAAGTCCTTGTGCAACGTGATCATGTTTCCGTGAGCACCGCAGGACGCCCGGAGGCACTTGAAAGCGCCGGTCTTGAGATTGATGCTGAACGTGAACTTGTCCTTGTTGCCGCCGTTGCAGTACGGGCAGCGCTGGAACTCTAACTCATCTCCGCGGGTACGGACGCGGGCGCCCTGCTCTCTCGCGAACCTCTCCGCATCCTCCCGCCGGAAGTCATACAGTGCCATTCTTCTCCGCCTCCCTCATGCGGTCGTATTCCTCCATGCTCATCCCGTCATCATTGTCATTTTCCGCGCCGGGTGATGACTCTATATTGTTTTCTTTGTTATCCCTTGTTATTACATTGTTCTCTTGTATACCTTCCGTGTCCCGTCGCTGTCCCGTGCGTGTCCCTTTTGTGTCCCGTTTGGTGTCCCGCATATCTTGATAAAACCCATAATTTACAATGGTTATCAGTGTCCCGTTTGGTGTCCCGGTTTCGATCATTCCGTCGTCTCGCAAAATCGATAAAAACCGGGAAGTCTTGTTTTTACTCCATCCCCAGCGCTCCGACAGCTTGCGGACGGAAGTCAAAAACGTGCCGCGTCGAACGAGGAACGGCTTTCCGTTGACCATGATCGTTTTATCTCGAAAGTTTGCGGAGAGAATCAGATCTATCCACGCTTTGAACCGGCTGAACGGTTTTTCGGAGTAAATCCAGTGCTCTCGGATGTTTCGGTCTATCGATATCCACCCGTCGGCACGTTTCTTCTCTTTCATCCGAAATCCCCCCTCTCCAGCCGCTCCTTTAAGTCACGGTACAGAACCTCCTTGATCAGGCGCCCGGTCGTTTCTTCCTTGCAGAAAATGACTTGCAGGTTATAGCGGACTGACCATGCGGTTATAGATGCCAGAAACGCCACCGGGTTGAATCGGCTTCGGTACTTCCCGGCTATGAGATTTTCCCAAGTCGCGTTTTCCACAAACAGATACACCCGCGCCCCGGCGTCCCTGGCTCGCTCGAACTCACGCCGGAACCGCGCCCGCTCCCTCGTGAAGCACTCGGCGAGCTCATCCAGATCCATCTTTCGCTCGATAGCACACAGCGGCCTGATAGTGTCGGAAGCGTCATAGATGGGCTTCCCGCTCGGCAGGATGGCGTTATAGGCATAATCGCAATAGGACAGCGTTGCCGCTTCAAACGGCGAGCCAAACGCCTTATATCGGCGTCTGGCCCTGTCCGTCTGTTGCTCTCTGCGGTCGACCAGCACACGGAAAGATTCGAGGACTTCTCGTTGCTGGAAAGCGTCCATTAGAACGGCAAGCCCTCCTCTCCGGCGCCTTCGGGAACGGAGATGAAGTCGGAACCGGTATCGGAAGCGCTACGGGCACCGGCGGGCGCGTTCTTGACCGGCCTGTCCTTCGGAAGCTTGAACTTGCCCTCGCGGATCGCGCCGATGGTGGTCGCTCCGCCACAGATCGTGCTCGTGTAAATCTTCCCCTGATAGAGGCGCTCTTTCCCGATAAACAGCCCGCCGAACAGCTTGCCCTTGAGGGTGTTTTCATCCCAGTTCCACGTATATCCGGCGTTGCTGTCCTCAACGGCATTGGTGAAGGTCTTAAACTTGCGCTTCGTCCAGCCGTCTTTTTCGGATCCGTCATCGGTCGGAATGCTGAGGTAGTAGTTTCCGTGCCACTTCTTGTCCTCGCGATCCTGAGCGCGGTACTCGTTGGCGTAGTAGTCCTTAAAATCGCCCTCTGCGATGTCCAGAGCAACAACGAGCTGTTCGCCGTACTGGCCGGACTCGACGGATGCCTTCATGATCTTGCAGACATAGCCGCCCTTCGGGAGCTGCTCCATGCCGGAGCCGTATGCCTTAGTTTCTGCGTAGCCGGAAAATGCTTTCATAGTCTTTGTCCTCCTTAGAAGTCTTCCAGTGCCTTCAGCACGATGGTGATATCGTTGTCGCATTCATCCGTATCAAATGCGTTCATGGGTACCTTGCAGGTCGAACCGTCCGCACTGAGGATGAACTTATATTTCCCGTCCTGCCTGACCGCCCAGACTACCGTTGTCATCTTGGACTCGAGCACGAGCTTTTCCAGTTTCCGCCCGTTGGTCTTGATCCGGGTCTTGATGATGCCGTTGTCATCGGAAACCGTCTCAGAATGGCACAGGATGATGACGGTCAGGTCTTCCCGCATGGTGAGCGCCTGGTTGACGATTGCCCAGCCGTTCTGGGCGAGGTCAGACCACGCGGAGCGCTTGTCCCCGGACTGCATGGCGAGGATCCGCATCTCTTCCGCTACCATGAGGCCGTTCAGCGTGTCGATAACGACATACTTGATGTGCTTGAACTTGTCCTCGGTGTTGATTTTGTTCAGCAGGCCGGAGACGACCGAGAAACTGTCGGAGCTCCAGTAATTCATGTTGTCGACGGAATATGCCTTCCGCCATCCCTTCCAGTTGAGCCCTTTCTTATCGGAATCAATGTAGAAGGTCTTCTTCGGGTCGAGGTTCCGCATGGCCGTGGTCTTACCGGCTCCGCTCTCGCCCATGACACCTACGACACGGCTCATATTATTTCTCCTCCTTAATTTTCTCGATGTCTCTTGCAATACGCCGCCAGTCCGCTTCCGTCAGCGGCGGGTCATCCTCCGGCGTCAGGTTGCTGACGGTGTTGTGGACGATGGCGAAGGCGTCCGCGGTGGCGGCGGTGACGGTGGTCGACTTGGACATGACCGCCTCGGACAGAGCGCGGTGCAGTGCGGTTTTCAGGTCACGGATTTCAAGGTATGTCATGTTAGTCCTCCATTTCAGCGTTCTCAGGGTTAATCTCGTACCATTCCTCGGCTCGCTCAACGGCGAGGTCGAGCATGATGTCCTCGTGTGCTTTCAGATAGTCCTTAAGGCATTCCGGGCAGACCACATCATAAGAGCCGTCAAACTGGTAGGCATGGTCATCGAGGATGTGCCGCTTGCAGTACGCGCAGACGGGGCGCTTCTGCTCCCAGCGGTACTGCTCCGCCTCGTAGCGGTCATAATCGTCGTACGGGTCACCCATTGTCACGCCCTCCGATTTCATCAAGGATGTCCGCAAGGTTACTTAACTTGTCGCACATGGCGAGGATGGTATAAAGTGCCCCGCGTTGTTTGAGTGTGAACCCCGCGCCGCTGTCGGTAATTGTTTCGTGAGCGTTCCGGAGCGACCACATGACATCCCGCAGTTCTTCAGCGGCGATGTAGCAGTCATAAAAGTCTGTGTTTGGTTTTGCCATTGTTTTCCTCCTTTGTGCTATACTGGAGGCGTAAGCACCTCTGCTTACACCCAACTCCCGAGCGTCCGCTGCTCCCCGAAATCAGCGGGCGCTTTTCTTTGCTTCCGCGACAAACCACCGGTCATCCTCTGAAAAGTCCGACGGCTTGACTTTGTGGTGTGTTCCGAGCCTGCCGTAAAGGTACGGCGCTCCGTTTTCTTTGATCCTCAGCCGGAAGACCGCTTCTCGCTGCTCCCCGAAGTAATTCCGGAAGCGGTTGACGATCCGCGTCCCCGGTGCCAGGGTGGCCATCTCCTCGATGGACCGGATCTCCCTCACGGGTTGAAAAGATTCAGCCCGAGCATGATCAGCACCCCACAGAATAAAAAGCCGTTAAATTCCATTCAGTTGCCCTCCTTCCAGATGAATATCTCAGAGCGGAACACACCGCGCCTGTTCGCTTCGCCGTGGCTGTTCACGAGGATGTCCACGCATCCGTTCGGGACACCCCGGTCTTCCACCGTGTAGATGGTGCCGTTGATTAGTAATCGTGTGCCGAACGGGAACTCTCTCCCGGTGGCCACCGTCCTGCCGACGGTCATCGGTGCGCCGCTGGCTGTCCGCCCGGCGTTCCGACCGTTGCAGCATCTCCCAAAGCAGTAGTGACTCATGCGATGCTGTCCAGCGCTCTCCCAGTGTCCCGTTGGAATTCTCTCTGCAAAAAAAATGTTCTCTGCCGGAGCTGCTGTGCTGTCCGTGGCGATGATTGCCGGAATCGGTTCGGCCTTCACCTCCTCGACATGCCAGTGAAACAGCATGACGGCGGTCAGGCCGATAAAGATGCCGGTTTTGATTGCTGTCCATGCTTTCATTCCCGGATACCTCCCAACTGGAGCACGAGCCGCCCGACCTCATCCGCAGGCATATTGCATGCGTTGCATATCCTGGCGAAAGACTGGAGTGTCGGCACCGTTTTGCCGCAGATGATGTTGCTGAAGCCCGGTCTGCTGACGCCGATGTCGTGCGCAAGTTCGGCTTGCGAGTTGTATTCAGCCTCCGGGTCATGTCGGTTAATGTGCCGACCGACCGCCGCCGCGAAACGTTTACGCCATGCGGCGACCTTTTGGGCGGGTGTAAGTGCGACCTTAGCCATTGTTCACCTCCATCTGTTCCGGCCGAATCTGACCCGAATTTCCTCGGGTGCTACCGACGTTTTTGGCAAAGGAAGCGCGGAGTCTGTCTTTCTGTTCCTCGCTCAACTGACGCGGCGCGTGAATCCTCAGCCATGCCACCGGGAAGTGTCCGCAGATGGAACCGTCAGGGTTCTCGATATAGTCCACTTCCGTCGGGTGCTCCCGGTGTAATTTCTTGAATTTCGTGATTTGTGCTCGCTGACTGAGAGTTACTGTGGCTACACTCTCGCCGGTCAAAAACTCGATGCAATTCTCGGTAAATTCCATTACCCCACCTCCATGAAGTCGTTCGGGTTTTTTCCGATCGCTTTGCAAATGCGAACGAATTCGTCCGCCGTCATCTTGCGCTTGCCGTTAAGAATCCCGGAAATCATGTTATCGGTTAACCCGGTTTTCTGTGCCAACCAGCTCTGCTTGATTCCCTGTTCCTCAAGATACTGTGCTACTTTGCTCTGAACTACCATCCTTTCACCTCCTTCCGTTTTATGTCATCCTTCCGCGTTACTCCCATATATTACTACCAATATTTCTGTACTGCAAGAGAAAATTAAGCCTTTTTGGTAATTTATTGTGGATTCTAAAGATGTGGGATATACTGGATTAGGGAGGTGAAGAATATGAAGACCATCGGAGAGAACATTAGAAACTTTCGTCAGTTCCGCAACATGACTCAGGTAGAACTGGGCAAGGCGCTCGGACGGTCTAAGAATGTTGTGTCGAATTGGGAGCGTGGTGACAATGAACCCGATCTCGACACTATTGCCGAAATCTGCCGGGTGTTAAATGTTACACCCAATCAGATGTTTGGATGGGAAAAGAACCCGGAATACGAAGCCCGCATGGCGCGGTTAACTAAATACGCCGAAAAGATGACGGAACTGGAAAGAAAAAAGGAGGAGATTGAGCGCGAACTTGCGAGCGTCCGCAAAATGTTCCATACAATGTAAAAAAGCCCCGCACCTGTTGGCGCAGGCGCGAGGCTTCCCAGATATTCCTATCTGTATTGGCGAGGTAATTATACCATGAAAATCAACATAGAGAAACTCCCCTCCGGAGCCTACCGGATCCGGAAGACCGTCCGCGGCAAAACTTACCGTGTCACGGTGGACTACCGCCCAACGGAATCGGAAGCGCTGCGCCTGCTCGCTGACGTCATGGGCAGGGGTGGCACCGCCCGGACACCGCTCACGTTCGGGGAGGCCGCGGAGCGCCATTTGAGCGCGCTGGACGGCGTTCTCAGCGCATCCACGCTCCACACTTACCGATTGATGCTAAACATGCTCCGGCGCGACTACAAACGCTTCTGCGCGGTCAGATTGTCCGCCATGACATCGGAAGATGCTCAGCGCTTGCTCACGCATTACGGCAAGACCCGCAAGCCGAAGACGGTCGCCAATCTCTACGGATTCATCTGTGCCGTTCTGAAGGCCTACGCGCCCGATATAACGCTCCGGGTGAATCTGCCCGCACAAATGCCCACGGAGCCGTATATCCCGTCTGAGAGCGATTTGCGCGCCGTGTACGAGGCTTTCCGCGGCACGAAGTACGAGATACCATTCCGCCTTGCGCTCTGCGGCATGAGGCGGTCGGAAATCTGTGCGTTGACCGTGGAAGACCTAGACGCCGACAACTGCTTTCACATCTGCCGCGCGCGCATCCAGAGCGATGACGGCTGGACGGTGGCTGACCGTACCAAAACGCCCGAATCCACCCGATATGTCCGCATCCCGGACGACCTCGCCGACCTGATCCGGCGGCAAGGCTATGTCTACCGCGGCGTCCCTCATGCCATCACGCGGAAGCTGACGGAGACGCAAGACCGGCTCGGTCTGCCGCGCTTTACGCTCCATAAGCTCCGGCACTACTATGTCAGCTATGCCCACGCCATCGGGATCCCGGACAGCTTCGTAATGCAAAACTGTGGCTACCGTTCCGACCGCATCATGAAAAAAACGTATCGGCACGCCCTGGCTGATAAGCGCGCAGAGATGGACAAGCGCGTCCTTGATGGTATCGACGCCGCCCTGAAATAATTTGCCACGCGTGGCATATTTTTGTGTCAATCGTGACAAAATAATGTCAAAATCCGCTTAACAGACAGCACCGAAAAGTGCCGAAAATCATAGCAAATATGCAGATTTGAGCCGGAAATGGCGGTTTTTGGTATCGGGACGCGCTCCCGGTGTAGAAAGCGGCAAACGCCGCATAAATGCTATATCTTCCGTGCCGCGTGGCAAAATTCGTGGCATAAAAAAAAGACCCCCACCGCAAATGCGATGAGGGTTTTTCTTTGCTTAGTAGTCCTGTTCGCTGACCACATGGACACCCGGGCCCGCGGGGAGCTCGCGCCGGTACTGGTCATCCCACTGGCCATGTTCATTGATGTAGCACCATCCGCGTGAACTGTGTACGTAGGCGTCGGCAACCATCCTGCCGTCAGCGTCGAGATAGTACCAATCGCCGCGATAATCAAGCCACTGGCCGGACAGCATGCCGCCGTCATGGCCAAGGTAATAGTAAACATCGCCGTCAAGGTGCCAGGAATCACGAATCATGCGGCCTGCAGCGTCGAAGACATACCAACGGCCATCAACATAGCGCCATTCGTCCCTGACAGGCTCGCCGTCTTCGAGGTATTGCCAGTCGCCGCCTTCGTGCGACCACCCGGAACCGCGCAGGATCGGGATGTCGTAGATGTACTCGACATGCCCGACATAGGACAGCGACGGGCGATTAAGGTTCCCGGCATAGAGCAGGGCGTCTCCGACCTGTAAAACCTCCGGGTTCTCAATGTGTCCGTCCCGGATCCTGACCGGCACATCCTCGAAAAGGTCACTTCCGAGCATGGCGGCGGTATTCAGCAGCGGAATCTCGCACCCGATGCGCTGATAGGTAGCGCACCCGCTGGAACTGCAATCGGAGTAATAGCGCCCGCGGTACGGCGTGTAGCAGAACTGTCGCAAGTCCTGATTGTAGGAATTCCGTCCCAAAATGCTCCCGTAGAGCGCCCGGAAATTGTCCCGCTTGCCCGGCGTGTCGAGGGCTTTCAGCCGCCGCACCCGGAGCAGACCCTTGCGGACGCCGTTGGACATCTTGCCATTGTAGCGCATCTCGTTGTACTGGTAGAGATTCTTAAGGGACGGAACATTGCTACCATGTCCACATATCGTGATGTCTCTCTCGG